CAGCCTGTCTAAGGTAGGACTCACTGACGATGAGTACCAGAGGGTACAGCAGTCAGGGGATAGGTCACCCTTTATGCGTAGAGCCTTGAAGCCATTTAACCTTGGGTCTAGGCAGCAGATAGGTGAGTACCTGAAAGACTTTGGATGGGAGCCGTGCAAGCTAACACCCACAGGCCAGCCAATGGTAGATGAAGCAGTACTGTCTACCGTCAAGGACATACCACAGGCAGCGTTGATAGCTGAGTACCTGATGCTACAGAAACGTGTAGCACAAGTGCAGTCATGGGTAGATGAAGCTGACCCAGACACAGACAGAGTACATGGTTATGTCAACACCAATGGTGCTGTCACTGGCAGGATGACGCACTCTAAACCTAACTTAGCTCAAGTACCAGCAGGCTACTCACCGTATGGCAAAGAATGCCGACAGTGTTGGGTTGCTAGGGACGGCTATAAACTTGTAGGGTTTGACGCTAGTGGCTTAGAGCTACGTATGTTGGCCCACTATATGAACGATGAGGACTATACTAATGAAGTCATTAACGGAGACATCCACACTGCTAACCAGCACCTTGCGGGGCTTGAATCAAGAGATTCAGCAAAGACTTTCATCTACGCACTCCTGTACGGCGCTGGAGATGAAAAACTTGGTACGGTGGCAGGAGGAGGCGCAAGTGCTGGTAAACGTCTTAGAAAACGATTTATGCATAATCTCCCAGCATACGCGACTCTTAAAACAGGAACTACAACAGAAGCAGCCCAAGGTTACATCTGTGGCTTAGACGGCAGGAAACTACACATTAGGTCAGAACACGCAGCCTTAAATACTTTACTCCAAAGTGCGGGTGCAATTGTAATGAAAAAAGCCTTGTGCTTGTTACAAGAGTATGCTATACTATGGGGGTTAGATTATTACTTTGTAGGAAATATCCATGATGAAGTACAAGCAGAAGTTAGAGAAGACCAAGCAGACAAGTACGGGAGACTCGCAGTCTCCTGCTTGGAAGCAGCAGGAATTGAACTTGGACTCAACTGTAAGCTCACAGGAGAGTACAAAGTTGGAAGTAGTTGGGCAGAGACTCACTAAATGTTGCAAAGAGTGCTCAGTAAAGTTAATAGACGGAGAAAACTGGTATACATCTTTAGCTAAAAAACACACCTATGTCTGTACCCCTTGCTATATAGAAAAGCAGATAGAAAGAAATAAAAAAGTAATGTACGTTAACGGCAAACGTATATCCATTAAACACCCCTTACACAAACCCGGGCGCTACAAGTCCTTTGGTGACGCAGCCTTTGAGTCCTTAAATAACTATAAGACTGCAAAGCAAGGACAGGTGTACATCCTGTACAGCCCTGCTTACCCTAGCTGGGTTAAGATAGGAATGGCTGTGGACGCAGAGGACAGGTTAAAGCAGTTTCAGACAGGTAGCCCATACAGGGACTACATCTTGATAAAGGCTTATGACACTGACGATAGGCGTAAAGCAGAGAGTGAGGTACATGAGTTACTAAGGAAAACACACGGTAACAAGAATGAATGGTTTGTAATAGCTGCTCCAGTAGCTAAAGAAATACTAGATGGATACTTCAATGAAGACAACTAACACACTAATAGATGACATATACGATCTTGTTAAGTTTAAGTCACCTGACAGGTCAGTGGACGCTGAGAAGATTATAGATGACTTTGGTGAAGCATGTAAAGACCTTATGCGTAAGGAGTTTACCAACCGTGGTAGCTTTGATGCACGTAAGCTACGCATGTCCAACATTGGTAAGACCGATAGATTCCTGTGGAACCACTACAACAATGTAGGGCCAAAGGAGAAGATGCAGCCACATACGCTTGTTAAGTTTATGTACGGGCATCTGATTGAGGAAATGTTGCTACTGTTTGTACGCCTAGCTGGGCACACAGTAACACATGAGCAAGCACAGGCAACAGTGGAAGGTATCTCAGGTAGCATGGACTGTAAAATTGATGGTGTAGTGACTGACGTTAAGTCTGCCAGTACCTATGGCTTCAAGAAGTTCAAAGATGCTACACTTGCATTTGATGACCCATTTGGGTACATAGATCAAATCAAAGGATACGCTAAGTCTGAGGGTGAGACAAAGGTAGGCTGGCTGGCTATGGACAAAGCCAACGGCCACCTAACTTACCTAAAGTATGACCTAGAGGACACCCAAGCGCCTGTCTACGAGGTTCTAAGTAAAGACATTACAGAGCGTATCATACACGTAAAGGAGATGGTACAGAAAAAGGAGCCACCAGAGCTATGTCACAAGACAGTGCCAGACGGCAAGTCTGGTAACATGAAGCTGGCTATGGGCTGCTCTTACTGTCACTTTAAACATGCTTGTTACCCAGACCTACGTACCTTCCTATACTCTACAGGGCCACGTTACTTAACGGAGGTGGCTAATGAGCCTAAAGTCCAAGAGATTACGTAGGGCTAGTATCTACAGGTCAGGGCTTGAGAAGAAGTTTGCACAGTCTGTACCTAAAAACAGATACCTCTATGAGCCATATGATGTACCATACGTGATGCACAGGAAGTACAAACCAGACTTTGTGGACAAGAAGACAGGCGACTACATAGAGACTAAAGGGTTCTTTAGGACAGGAGATACTCAGAAGTACACATCAGTACGTGATAGTATTGCACCCATCAAGTTAATCTTTGTACTGTCTGACCCCAACAAGAAGGTACGCAAAGGTTCTAAGATTACGATGGGACAGTGGTGCGACAAGGAAGGCTTTGAGTTTTACACAGTTGATGAGTATGTAGATCATGTCACTAACAATGGATGAAGTAATAGAGCGTATCCTTAAACGCTATGACGCTGAAGACCTTATGGAAGCCTTGGACATAACGTCTGAGGAAATACTGGACAGGTTTGAAGATAAATTTATTAACCGTCTAGCTTTCTTTGAGGAAGAAGTAGATGAAGAACAAGAGGAGAGTGAGGAAGAAGATGAGTATTGACAACGCTACCCCAGCAGATTGGGATAGAATAAACAGAAAGAAAGATTGGGCTTGGATGGACGCACTTGATGATGAGCCTAATGACCATCCTGTGTACGGCGAACCCGCTGAGAAACGTATGATTGAAAGCTATGACAATGTACACAAACCAGAGCACTACAATAATGGTGGCATGGAGTGTATAGACGCTATCAAGGGTATGCTCACACATGATGAGTACATTGGTTACCTACGTGGTAATGCACTCAAGTATCAATGGCGGTTTAGGTACAAAGGTAAGCCTGTGGAAGACCTACGCAAAGCTAGGTGGTATGAAGAACGCTTGATTGGTTATATGCTGGAGCACCCTAGTGACAAATAAGACAGGCACACAGGACTACTTAGGCATCCAGATTGACTACGACAGAGAGCGAGACCTAAACACTTTCTCTCTTGAGACCCTGAAGGACAGATATTTCTGGGAGGATGAGACACATGCACAAGAAGCCTTCGCAAGAGCATCGGTCTTTGGTTCAACGTATCAAGGCCATACTGACTACAATCTTGCACAGCGACTTTACGACTACTCAAGTAAGGGTTGGTTCGGCTTTAGCACTCCTATACTTAGTAACGGGGGAACCACTCGTGGCCTCCCTATTAGCTGTTTTCTTAATTATGTTCCTGATTCAAGGCGTGGCCTATCTGACCACTATGATGAAAACATTTGGCTGGCAAGTGGAGGTGGAGGCTTGGGTGGATATTGGGGTGATGTTAGAAGCAATGGCGTTTCTACTTCTAACGGCAGTCAGTCTACTGGCTCTATCCCTTTCATGCACGTAGTTGATAGTCAGATGCTGGCCTTCAACCAAGGAGTAACTAGACGAGGATCGTATGCGGCTTACATGGACATTAGCCATCCAGAGGTTGAAGAATTTATTGCCATGCGGAAGACTACTGGAGGTGATCTTAATAGAAAGTGTCTTAATCTGCATAACGGTATCACTATTACTGATGACTTTCTTACAGCCGTTAAGAATGATGAGCAGTGGCGTTTGATAGACCCTAAGTCTAAGCAAGCTATCAAGACTGTATCAGCTAGGGACTTGTGGTGGCAGCTAGTGCATACTAGAGCAGAGACAGGGGAACCCTACATTGTTAACCTAGACCGCTGTAATGAGGCTCTACCGCAGCCACAGAGGGACATGGGACTAAAGGTACGCCAGAGTAACCTATGCTCTGAGATTACCTTACCGACCAGTGAATCACGTACAGCAGTGTGTTGCTTGTCTAGTGTTAACCTAGAATACTTTGATGAATGGAAGGACAACGAGCAGTTTATTGATGACCTAGTGACTATGCTGGACAACATCATTGAACACTTTATTGATAACGCTACTGATGGAGAACATGCGTGGCATCGTGATTCAAAACTAAAGGAATTTGTTTCTTATGTTGAACAAAGTAAAGAAGGCTTTACAAAAGCCGCTTATAGCGCTTATAGAGAACGTGCGGTTGGACTTGGAGCGATGGGTTTTCATAGTTACCTTCAACGTAATGGAATCCCTTTTGAAGGAATGTACGCCTCCAGCTTCAACAATAGAGCATTTAAAGCAATCAAAGACAGAGCTACGATGGCTTCCCGGCGTTTGGCTGGAGACCGTGGGGAGGCTCCTGACATGGCTGGTAGTGGCTTGCGTAATTCCCATCTCCTTGCTATTGCCCCTAATGCTAGTTCTAGTATTATATGTGGTGGAACAAGCCCTAGTATTGAGCCTACGAGGGCTAACGTATTTACGCACAAGACTTTAACAGGCTCATACAAAGTAAAGAATAAGTACTTGGAGGAGCTACTTGAGAAGAAAGGTATTAACAACGAACAAACGTGGAAAGATATTGCTGCTGCTGAAGGCTCTGTTAAAACGCTGGATAAACTCACGGAAGAAGAGAAGGAAGTATTTAAGACAGCACCTGAACTTGACCAGCGTTGGATTATCGAACACGCCTACCAAAGACAGAAGTACATCTGCCAAGCGCAGTCAGTGAACTTGTTCTTTGAGCCACCGCCAGCTACAGCGCCACAGGAGATACACGATGAGTATTTGGAATACGTTAATCATGTACATTGGACAGGAGCTAACAAACTCAAATCTATGTATTACCTGCGAACTACAGCGGCTAGAAATACAGAGAATGTTAACATCAAGATACCAAGGATTAACCTTGAAGACGGGGAGTGCCTAAGCTGTGAAGGATGACCACCCAGCGTACAGAGCACAGTTTTACATACCTGAGCTAAAAAAGTATACTACATGGCCTGAATATCTGGCATACTATAGGGAGCAAGATGACAAGATCATGCAGTTTAGCTCCTACTGTATGCAGATGTGGTCTAGCTACATGAATGACAAGATTAAACAACAGGAGGCACCCTTGAGTTACAAAGAGTACCTTAACAAATACAAACAATTACTGGAGGATGGGTATAATGCAGGACAGTAAAGTGTACGCACTAAAGAAATACTACAAGGCTTTAGTGGTAATGCACAAGTCAGAACTAGATGTGTTTATAGAGAAGCCAGTAGCCATTGGCGACCATGGTAATCTGATAGAGACTATGGATTCTATTGTCACCAAGATAGCTGACGCAGAGGACAAGCTAAGGGTCTTGGAGGACTTTTATTATGAGTAACGTAGTTAACCTGATGCCTACACAAGCTACTGCTGATGAGGTACTAGAGGACTGTAAGGGGGACTATC